CGGTCAGCTTCGGCGCGAGAACGGTCCGCTTCATCTGTTGCCTGCTGGATCGTGGTTGCCGCCAATGCGACGATATCAGGACCCGGCACTAAAGCCTTACCCTTCTTCATGAGTGTCGCGTTGTCAGGAAGGTTTTCGGTTATCTGAATCGGGTCGATCCCTATAGCGGTAGTGACAGACCGGTCAGCGACATCCTTCAATGTTTGAATCTGCATCACGGCGAGGTCAAACCGATCTTCGACAACATTGGGGTAATAAGGCCCCTGGTTTTCCAGCGACGTCTCCTGCGTGAAGGGCGGGTTACGTCTGACATACAGCCGCTCTCCCGTTATCAATGGGCTTGCTTTGATAACATCGCCGCCGGTTTCCTCACCAACGCCAGAGACCGAGTAGTCTCCGCCTTCAAGGGACAAGTCGCGCGGCTGGCTGTCTGCGCCGATTATCGTCACACGGATGTGTTCCGCGCTCGTGATCTTGAAACCATACGGGAAAACGGTTGTTGACCCATTCCCGAAAAACGGGCCGGCTGTGCTGATTTCACTCGAAACCGTCATTGATCGCTCCATAAAAAAAGCGCCCCAGAGGAGCGCTCAATTTCAGTGTATGTCTGGCCGGTCATTTCGACTTGCCCATGATGTATTCGATGGGCGAGACATCCTCGCCTTCGGTCTGTCTCCAGGTCGCGTCAATGAAGCGATTGATCTGGGTTGAAGGGATGTGCAGGAACAGCCCGCCCGCATCGACCAGCGACCGAACGAAGGCTTTGTCTACCTCGCCCTGCGAGGCCTGAAATATCGGCCTCGCGATTGTATCCATGATCGAACCATAGGCCCCGCCACCGCTGAAACCCTGCACGCCGCTTGCTATGTCACGGATGAATGGGAGGGTGCCGGCAGCAGAGAGAGCCGTCTGTTTAGCAAGAAACTCCGCCCAGCCGTCCTCGTCGTCATCGTCATCTCCCCACGGCAACTGGCCACGCACAGCGGCTGCCAGGATCGCTTCGACGGTGAAAAGCATCACCATGTCCGATGTCCATGACAAAACCTGTCGCGGGTCGTTGAATTGCGTCTGCCTCGTCTTCTCGTATGCGACATTGAACTTCGCGAACATGTACGAGCCAAGGGCCGTGAACAGGCGCACCACGTCGTTCTGACGAACGTTGCGAGACAGTGAACCGCGCTCAATCGGCGTTCGATCCGAGAAGTTACCAGAGGCCGCGGCGCGAGCCACGATCCGGTCAGCATAGGCGATAGCATCCGCCTCGCTTTTGCCCTGCTCCGTAGCTTGCCTGTAACCGGCCAGCCATGTCGGCATATCCACTGTATAGAACTGCGCCTTCTGCATCAGCCAGAAGCCCCACGGCGCCAAATATTCGCTCGTGAATTGCGATACCCGGTTCTGCGACGGGCCCGTCTTCGTGTCGCCAAGGATGTCGTAAATATCCTTGTTGAACGTGGTTTCACGCTCGCGCATGAAGGGCGACTTGTCGATGATGATGCTGGCAGCACTTCCCGGCCCGCTCAGGGGGCGACGGAACACGTCCTGAATGCCGAGCAGCATATCCTTCTTGCCAACGACGACGAACGACTGCGCAAGGCCAGTGGGCTGAAGAAGAACGGTCGTTAGATTGAAGGCCAACTTCGAGACAGTGAAGCCTGATTTCAACTTGCGAGACCAGCGGTTCATGAAGTCCGCGCCGCGCACCTCTCCGCTGGCCACATCCTGAAGCCAGACTTCCAGCGCGTCGAAGTCCGACTTCATGCCTCGATCAAGGAAGGCGCTCTTCACCTCATTGTTTTGCAGGATGCGCCAAGAGTTGGCCACCACCTCAGACAGCGCCAAGTCATGAATGACCTGATTGACATGGCCATGGAGAACGCCGAGATCGATCAGCACCGGACGGCCGGACGAATTGCTGCGCTCCTTGGTATGGCCGTTCTTGGTCTGGGCCTTGCCGAAGCGACCGCCTGTCATCGACGCGGCTAGGTCATGGAGATCATCATCACGCGCCAGAGACGACAACTCGGCGTCATACTTCAACGGGTAGTAACCGCCCTTGAACGTTCCGAACTTCGTCTGGACTTCACGAGGGGCAATCTTCTCAGGAGCCACGCCAGTCACGCGCTTCTCGCGAGCCTCGATCTCAGGCCAGTAGCCGTCAATGAAGTCCCAAGCCGATTGGACGAATTTCCAGTCACGTTCATCCAGCCGGGAAATGGCGACCTCGATCTGCCCCGGCTGGAAATGTCCCTTCACCTTATTGTCGGTCAGGCGCTGATAGTTTCCTTCGTTCCCTACGTTCAGCGCCAGCGAAATAAGGTCCCATTTCGAGAACTGGCCATTCAACTCGGGGATCGACTGCAACGTCGTCATCTTGCGGCGCTCTTCCTTCGAGTAGACGGAATAAAGCTGCTCGAATTTCTCCCCGGCTTCGCGCCGCTTGATCGTCAAGTCGTTCACTGCGTCGTCGATCGGCGCTTTGATATGCCTATAGGCCGCGCCGTCTTTGAAGCCGTCAATCTCGCGGAGGATGGTGTCGGCTGTCTTGACGAGGTTCAGATAGCTCCTGAAACCTTCCTTTGTGCCGCCACGGCCAGACTTGGCGCGAGCAGGAGCATCGCCTTTCACGTTCTCGTCGAACTCGGCTAGGATATCGTCGACAACAACGTCGAGATCCCGCTCACGCTTCGAATCCTTCAGGCGCTGTTTCAGACGTGCTGTGTGCTCGATGTTCTTCAGCGTATCGATGACGCCGCGCAGTTCGTCGACGGTCAACTGCTTATAAGGCCGGCGCTGCGCATTCTGAACCACCTCCTCAGGGATAGACAGTTCATTCTCGCGGCCTTCCGCCGTCATCCGCGCAATGTAATTGAGCAGTGAGCCGCGTCGATCTTCGTCCCGCGCCGACACGCGGCGGAAGTCATATCGCTCCAGAAGTTCATCGATCGCTTCGAGATAATCGCCGGCTAGCGACGCCCGGGTCGATTTCTTGCCAAGGCGCGAGACAAACCGCTCTGCCTTCTCAACTTCGTCCGCAGCCTTGACGCTCTCGTTATAGAGCATGTGGTTCAGCAGTTGCTTGCGCTTTTGCTCGACCAGCCGTGAGACCGCATCGTTATAGCGATCGGTGGAAGCGTTGGCACGGTCGGTCGCAGAGTTGGTGGCGCGCAGAGAGCCGTCTTTTACCGCAGCCTGCACCTCGCGGCGACGCTGCCTCGACCAAAGGTTTTCACGCTCGACAAGCCGAGCAAGCTTGATGGCCTCGTTTGCAGCCTTGCGCTCCGCTGTGAGGAATCGGTTGCTTGCAATGGCATCACGAACCCGCATCCGGCTTACGGTGATCCTCGCAGCCTCCCGAGCCTGGGCGACAGTCATGTCTGCCGAGGTGTCGCCAGCCCGCGCTTTGAGAACCTTCAGTTCAGCCGCAAGGAACTGTGCCTGCTTGTCGTTGTGGTAGGCATCAAGGGCGCGCTCTTCAATCTGTCCATCGCGCAGAACGTCGCCATGGCGTTCACGCATGACGCGATCGACTTCGAGATCAATGGCTTCCTTGCGAGCCGGCGCCTGCTCAAGAGCTTTCACCAACCCATCGCCGCTATCGAAGCCGAACCAGCCAGCAACCTCGTCGGGGTTCATCCCGCCTTCGTTGGCGTAAACCGTAAACTTGCCGCGAGGAAGGGTTTGCAGCACACCTTCGCCATATCGATCAACCAGCGCCTGCCGATCAAGCCGCATGTCCGGCATGCCTTCGGGCGATTCCTCTCCAAGCCAACGGCGATTGCCGAGCCACTCCCACGCGCGATAAACCGGCATTCGGTTCACCTGCTGGCTTACTTCGTCACGAACCTTGCTCTTCTCTTCGCGGTACCACTTTTCGGTCTCGCGCTGGATGGGTGCCATCACCTCGCGGCGCAGCTTGGCGTTTGCAGCCTCGACCGCCTGGTCGTGGAGCTTGACCAGATGACGGTAATCCTCCGTATTCAGGCCAGCAGCCTCAGCAGCAGCGAAAAGCATCTCGTCCGATAGATCGGAGCGCGCCGCCTCGATTTCCGCGTCAGTGGCAAGCAGACGGTCAAATACGGCCTTCATCTGGGGCGAGACTTCGACGTTCAGGCCGCGCAGGTTCTTGTAGAGCCGGACCAGCCATTGAGCGAAGCGTTCGAAAGCAGAGCGAAGCTCGATCGATGGCGCCTTGCCTTCCATCAAGTATGCTTCAAAGCCGCGGGCAAACTGTTCGTGCACGCCGATATCGACCGCTGCGTCGATTGCCGCATCGCCCGTCGTGCCATTATCAAGAACGCTGCGAACATGGTCGGCAGTCACATCGAGGCCGGACCCGACCTTTGCGTCGGCGGCCACAGCGTCCGCGTTCTCAGCCCACCAGCCGCGCACCGCGGTATACATCTCGACCAGATCGGCGCTTACACCCGGCGGCGTCGCCATGTCTTGCAGCATTGCAAGGAAGTAGTGTCCCGATTCGTGAATGAACGTGGACAGGTCGGCGCTTTCGAACAGGCTGATAATGACGGCGCTGTCCTGCGCTCCGCCCAGCGGAAGCTGAATAGAACCTCTGCGACCCTGCCCGAGTACCTTGCCGCTCTCTTTTTCGGCCGTCTCAAGCGCTGCCCGGATAACATCGTCACTGTCATTGAGCGATACGCCTAGCTCGTTCAGATAGGCTGCATTCCGCTCTATCGCTGCCGCACGCTCGTCAACTGCGACATCGCCCGAATACTGGACATTACCACGGAGTTCTTCGTCGATAGCGTCAAGCAGAGCATTCCCGATGTTCGGAAGCTCGGTGCCATTCTCGACGGCAGCGCGGTATTCATTGGCGACAGGGTTGTCACGCAGATAGCCAGCCTCGATCATCGCTTGCGCAACATCGTCAATGCCGTGCTTCTTGCCCGAGCCACCGCCGAACATGTCTTTGATGCCGTCAACGACACCGCTGCGCGCCAGGTGCAACGTCTTCTTGCCCTTACCTCGCTTGATGACAGCAGCGTCACGGGATTTCAGTTCGCCGCCAACGTCGTTGATACCGCCATATTCAGAGATGGCCTCAAGCAGCGATGGGCCATTATCCACCGGCTCCGGCTTGTAGCTGCGCATCTCCGCCAGCTGGCGCGTCAGTTCATCGACATTCTTGGTCTTCATGCCTTCCGGAACCGCGCCTCGCACCTCTGGAAGTGGATAGCGCTGCGCAAACTCCTCCTGTGTCAGACCGGAGCGTTCAGCCATGGTCCTACGCATTGCGATCAGCGGCATCGCCTCAAATCGAGCTACATCGGTAGAGCGACCAGCGGCACGCAGGCGGCCTACCAGATCGTCGAGTTCCTGCACATCAATGGCACGCTGGCTTTCCTCCGCTATGCGGGAGGCTTCCGATTCCTCGAATGCCTGCATCTGGATTTCGGAAGCGCGAGCATTGAACTCCTGCGCCTCAGCAAAGGTCATGGCTTCAGGGTCAAAGCGCATGTTCTCGCGAAGGAACCCGTCGAATTCTCCGCCGGCAATCTTTGCTGCATAGGTCGCAGTCGGGATTTTGACATCGCCGCCAGTCGATAGAGCGGTCTCCCAATCGGCAACATCGACGCCGGGAAGCTCTGCAAGGAACTCAGCCGGGTCATACCGATAGCTCTGGAAAAGCTCTTGCAGCTTGGCAGCCGGGACAAAGATATCCTCGATCGGCGTGCCTTCGGTCGCGCGGCCAACGAAATCCATGAAAGAGCCGTCGAGACGCTGACGGAGTTTGGACGATGTGGACGTGTCGCCAAGCTGGTCAATCAGAACTTTCGCATCTACTGCCCCTTGAGCCTCGCCTCGCTCCTTAATGAAACGTCGCCCTGCCATACCCATGTCAAAAGGGGTGGATGCGATTTCGGCCAAGCCTTCGGCAATAATTTCATTCCAGTCGATCTCTTGACCAGACGCTTTGCGAGCCGCGTACTCTCCGAATGAGCCATTGACCGCCTGCTGCACCGACTGCGCGACTGCTTCGGCAATCGGATTGCGAGAGAGCACGCGCCCGGCTAGCCCGAGCGACGCGGCGTCAAAAGCAGTGATAACCATACCGCGAATTATGCCACGGTCGTTGGCTTCCTTCAGAAGATCAGGATCGCCAAGCAGACGGTCGATACCTTCGGCTTTGGTTAGGTCAACGCCTTTTTCAGCAAGATAGTCGGCTGGTGACGTAAAGCGCTCGGTGGCGTAGTTAGCCGACAAGCCCACAGCTATACCAGCCTGGGGGTTGCGGGTTGCGATGGTGGTACCAACGCCGAGAGCGAACTGAGGAGCGGACTCACCGGTTACTTCTGCAACCCAAGAAAGAACGCCGACCGGATTCTGAATAAACGCGGTGCCAATGTTCTGAAAAACCTCACCTAGCGAAGCGCCTTCTTTAAACATCGCCTCCTCTGCCTGCGTCGCGATACCCGACTTTGGCGTGGATTTCATGGCTTCAACCGATTTCCCGAGAGCACCAGCGTAATCTCGGGCGGCAGCTTCATCATCTGTTCCAATCAAATCAGCATATCGGGCGTCGAGATATCGAGCAGATGCTGACACCAAGTCAGACAGGTTGACCCAAGGGCGGACTTCACCGGCCGGCGTCTGGATTGGTCCTCGCTCACTGTCGATGATTTCTCCGAACGACATCTTGCGGTCCTGAGCGCGACCAGCGGTCTGGTTCAGCATGTACTGATTGTATGCCTGATTGAGCCGGGAGCCGGAGCGAGACAGCGCGTTGCGCGATCCACGGGCCGCCCCCTCAAACCAAGACATGTTTTCGACATCGTCCCAAGCCGAGCGTGCGTTATTTGCGTCCTTCAGCCATTGCGCTGTGCGAGGGGAGCCGCGAAGGATCGACGTGTTGCGGAGGCTATCCAGGCGCGTCTGAAGCATGTCGCGGCCAGCATTCGCGAGGTCAGGAGTGATACCAAACGCCTTGCCTAGCTTGACGTCACTGGCAAATTCATCCGGGTTTACCTTGCGGGCATTATTGAGAACGAAGTCCGTGGAATTGACGTCAGCCGTTTGCTGCTTCGTCTTCCAAGCATCGTATTCTTCCAATGTCGGCATCTGGGCTCCGCTAATATTCTCGACAAAAAGCAGGCAATCTGCTTCTCTGCCCCCGGTTGTAGGGGGTGATGATGATTGAGTTAGTTCTTTCCGCTGTGGTTGGTCTGTTGATCGCCGCGGCTATGGCCTCCAGGCTTCGTCAGAAAAATCGCATAGTCGCTATGCTCATCTCCACGATTTTCGGCCTGTTTCTCACGATCATTGTCTGCGGCATCACTGCCGGTATCGTTCAGTTCGGCGGCAGCTTCTTTTCGACCGGAGCGACTATGCCGGGTGGGCTCATCGCTTGGGTTTTTGAGACCGGAGGCGAATTCTCTATCACCGCGCTGATTGGCGCCATCATAGGCGGCTATCTTGGCGGGCGGGTTAGTGCTTGAGCCAGACAGGACGGAACATCGCATTTCTCGTAGCGGCCACTATCCCGGCCGCGTTGGCCGGGCTCTGCCTCGCTTACACCGACGGCTGGAAGTATCGCGAAGGCTCGTTAGAAATCCCGATCATAGTGTTTGCGCTTACTGTCGGCTTAATGACGGCGCATAAGAAAACCATCAATACTGCGCTGATTTGGATAGCGTTTTGCGTGTTGATCCCCTTCTTTCTAAGCCTCGTCGTGATCCAGCTTGTCGGCTAGCGCCCAAGAAGGAACTTCGCATATTCAGAACTGACGTCTTCCGGGGTAGGCGCTCTGCCCGTTGAGGCACGCAGATCCGCCTTGATCCGCTCACGAAGATCGGTCGGTATATCCTCGTAGGGAATTCGAACCTCAAAGGCCGTGCCGTCTTCACGGTCGTTGGCTTCAAACAGGAACTGGCCATCCGTCTCGTTCGTGCCCCATAATGTTCCCGGTTTCTGGATGACGATCGGCAACAGAAGCTCGTTAATCAGGTTCTGGTTTTCCGTAAACGTCGGGCTTTTTCCGCCGTTCTGCTTCTTGAACTCGTCGATGCGCTCTTTGAGTTCGCTTTGAAAGCGTCCGATCCTTGCTTCCATTGAAGCGCGGTCTTCGACGTTGTCGCTCTTTATCCCCGTTGTCGTCAGGCCGGCAGAGTTGAGAGACTGCTCAGCCTGTTTGAACGCTGACGAATACATGCTGCCGTCTTCCTGAGCTTTACGCTGGTCTGTCAGTGCCGTCTGGCGCCATCCGGTAACGGTCTGCCAATCCGAGTTGGAAAGCTTGTCGCGGTACTGGAATAGGTCGGTCTGCGAGAAGGACGCCGGATTGTTGGCATACTGCGTCTGAAGGTCGTAGAGGACTTTGTAATCCGTCGTTGGCTGGCCCTGGGAGCGCACTTTCTCCTGATAGCTCATGAGCGTCGTCATGCCGCTCGCGCCAAGAACCTGCTGCGTCTCGATCGGGATTGAGTTGATGCTCATCGACGGGTTGGCAATAACCTGCTGTTCCGCCCACGTCTGAACCTGCTCGCGCTGGGCATCCATGACTTTCTTCTGCGAGGTGTAATAGGCGTCAACGGCCTTTCTAGTCGCCTCGCGCTCCTCCGGGTCTCTGATCTGGCTCAACTGATCGTAGATATGGGCGATGCCCTGCGGCGAATAGTTCGGCATCTTGGCCGTGTTTTCACTGACATTCCCTGCGGTTCGGAAGCCAAGCAGATCTTCTTTTTTGTACGTTGACGTTTTCACGCTGTTGGACTGGTTGCCGCCCGTGACAATGATATTGCCGTTCTGGTCGAACCCGTTGAAGAAGCCAACATGACCTTGGATTTCACTGTTGCCGCGCTTGAAGACAACGACGTCGCCCGGCTGGGGATTGTCGGTCGGCAAGCCGAAGTTCAGGAAAGACCGAGCGTTCAGCTTGCCTGTGCCTTCGATTCCCTGCGTTGCGAGAACTGCGTTGACGAAGGCGGCGCACCAAGGCGTCAAACGAGGGTCGATCGAGATGCCGGCGGAATTCTTGATGAAACTCGATATTGCGGCGGAATCGCGTGTCTCGGTCAACCCTTTCAGTGATCCAAGAACCTGCCCGATATTGCCAGTCACCTGAGGAATGCCCTGACGCGGTGTCGGCGTCGAGCGTTCTGGCCCGTCATAGCGCTGCACAGGAGCGCCTGAGACGAGGGTCTGCATGTTTCGCGTCGCCTTCGCGGCTAAAAGCGGCGCCTTCAGCGCGTCATCCAACGTCAGCTTGTCACCCGGCGAGAGACGAGAGGCGTTTTTATCGATGTACGATTGAGCGGCTAGAACACCGTCCGGCCCCTTAGCGGCAAGCGTCAGTGCCATTTTCTTGGTCGTATCCGAAAGGAACTCGTTTTCCTTCATCTGAATGGCTTCGGGCGGCAGGCCCTGCTTGCCGTAGACATCTCTCAATTCTGAAATTGCGGCAGCCGTGTACTTGTCAGCCATCGCCGGATTGCTTGAATTGCGCAGCGCTTCATTCTGGAAGTTGCTGGCGCCCGCAATCCCCTCTTGCACAACGTACTGCTTCAGTTCATTGCCGTTATGGACCATACCCGAGCGCATGGCATCGGTTTCGAGCGCGTCCACCGACTGATTGTAGAGGCGGGTGGCGCCAGGGCTCAGCCCTTCGGCATATTTTGCGCGAGCAGCTCTCACACGGTCCTGCGTTGACTGCCATGAATCAAGCGCGTTCTTGCCGCTCTGGTTCAGGTATCCGTTCTCAGGATTGTAGTAGATGTCGTCTTTCTCGCGCATCCACGCGTTACGCGCTTCTCGCGCAGCCGTTTCGTCCTTGAGGGCGTTGACCCTGGCCACAGCGTCGCCAACATTATCAATGCCCTGTGCAAGCGTCTGCTGTGCCTGCGCCACCTGTCCGCCGAAGTCATTGGCATTCGCCTGGGCATCGATGCCTTGGCGAAGGACAGGCCGCTGCTGAACGGTTCGCTGGTAGACTGGTACTGTCGGCATTCTTAAGCTCCCGCTGGCAGGCTGCTATAGGCCTTGCCTGCTCCCGTCAGCATCGTGGAGAAGGCTTTCAGATTCCCGGCCGTCCGGCTGTTCTTGGCATTCGCTCGGCTCAGGCTGGCATCAGCGCGGCCATTAGCGGCGGCGACATCAAAGTCGTATGCTTCGTTTGCCGAGTTGCGGCGGATCGTGAGAGCATCTATTTCGCCAAGTGTCGCGGTATCGACGATAGTATCGAGAGGAGAGCCGAACGTCAGGTCAACGCCATTGGCAGCCATCGCTGCCTGCTGGCGCCCCATGATTTGCGCATTCTCGTTGCGCTTCTGCTGTTCTTCCAGCTTCCCACGCTCTAGAGCGTCGCGCGCCCGCCGCTCTGAAAGGCAGCATTCATGTCTGCCACTTTGGCATTGTACTCTGACGCGGCAGCCGCAGCTTCACCTTCTGCCCTCGCGCCCTGTGCACCAACCACCGTTGACGCCGCGGTGAGCGCCGTGCCTAAAACCAGCCCGAAATCACACATGCTTTAAGCTTTCATCTCGAAGATACGGAAAGGGCGCTGCTCATAACCGAAGGGGTGGGGCTCAGAAAGTGTGAAGCCCATCCATTCGAGCCAGCGCTTCGAAACCTCGTTTCGGTCGTCAACAACGTTCTGCAGTAGTTTGTAGCGTTGGCGCATCTCACGGACCCAATAAAGGGAGCCTCGAAGGAAGTGCCGATAGTGCGCCTCGATCGCATGAGTGCCGAGAAGCCACGGCGCCCCCACATTCGCGATGATGTTAGTGGTCCCGCATCCGAACATTGTCTCCGGTATCCCGTCAAATTCGACCGTATACGCGAAATCAGACCGGCGAAGGGAATGAAGCAGGGCAGAAGCAGGACCGCGTCCAACGGCTGCGAAAACCTCTTCCTTGTCGGCCTCTCGCATTCGAGGCGCGATGACATCGACATGTTCGACCGTCGCTGTGATGATGCGAAATCTCATGCGGCCACTTTCAGGTCAGGCAGGATTGCCAGGATCGTCATCGGCAGGGGGTCGAATTGCTTGACGATGATGGTCCCGCCCTTCGTCCAGTCGGCATTGAGTGTGATCTCGACGTCGTCTGTGGCCAGTCGCGTGGCCTCGTTCCAGTTTTCGAACTCTCGCTGCTTGAACTCGACGAGCTTGTCATCGGTCGGGCCAGCCCAGATGCCTCGAGTTTGCTCAACCCGCATTGTGAGCGTTGCAACGGCTTTGTTCCGGCCTTGCACAGACCCTAGCCCCTGCACGCTCCCAAGGTCGATATCCAGCGTCTTCAGTTCTGCGACATAGCTAAGTCCAACATGAACCTTACCCGCAGATATCGGCAGGTCGACAGCGCCGCCTGTGACGACCAGGTCGCGAATGACATTGCCGTCAGCCAAGGCAACGACCATTTTCCCCTCAAGATGATCAAGGCCGCGCACGGTCTTTGTCGATGCACCAATGTACGACAGGCCACTGTCGACGAAGAACGCATCCTCAGACTTCTCAAACAGCCTAGAATGCATGCGCTCAATGTAGCGTTGTTCCTCGCCATCAACCGTCCGCCTGATGACGAAATAGACTGCGTCCTCGTCGCCTTCCGGAATGACGTTAACGGCCTCAAACACACCTTGCGTCTCGTGGCGCGTCCAAGCCCACACATCGTGTTCGCGCATGTATGTGAGGCTGACACACTGACCGTTGTCCAAGATCACCCACACGATCGAGAAAGGCGCTTGCGAATATGCCCAAGACACGACCTTGCGGCCGGCAAACATGTGCCTGGCCATAATAGTCAGATCCTTGCCCGTGAAATTGTCGTTGGCAAACTCGTAGCTGTAATCTCGGATAACGCCGCCGCGCGCGGTGTTGAACAGCATGACGTCGCCAACTGCTATGGGCTGGACCCATGATGAGCCTCGATTGCTTTGACGCTTCACGAC